TACAAGAGTATCGGCACCCAATGCGTTATAGCCGATAGCTACATTTTTGTCTGCATCTGTTAAGGCATCACCTGCAAGACCACCCACTAAGGTGTTTTGGATTCCCGTGCTGATTAATGTGCCTGCTGAATGGCCCACGGCTACGTTGAATGAATTAGTAGCGGTAGTGAAATTTTGCGCGTTTAGCGCATAAGTGCCTATTGCCACACTACGAGACCCCAAAGTATCTCCGCTTAAAGCACCCACCCCAACTGCCACGTTAAAATCGGCGTCTGTTAAGGCATCCCCTGCGAGACTTCCGAGAAGGGTGTTCTGGATTCCTGTTGTGACAGATAAACCTGCGTTATATCCCACGGCTGTATTGTTGCTACTTGTAACAGTAGCGAAGTTCTGCGTAGCTAATGCAGCATGACCCATCGCTGTTGCTCTGCTGCCCAAAGTATCCGTTGAAAGGGCCAATCTTCCGAATGCGTTATTGCTTCCGCCCTCGGTCAGTGCGTCACCAGCTTGACTGCCTACAAGATTGTTTTGATTTCCCGTAGTGATTGATAAGCCAGCATCTTTGCCTACGGCTACATTGTTTCCATCGCCACCAGCGTTAAGAGTTTTCAGTGCTCTGTAGCCAACAGCTACATTTTGTCCATCAGCATCTTCAGTCTTTAACGCCTCAAACCCGATGGCTACGTTGTTATCACCCGTAGTCAAAGCCGTACCCGCTTCATCGCCCACGACCACGTTGTAGTTGCCGCCAGAGGTAATGCTGTTACCTGCGTTGACACCGACACGGACGTTGGATGTTCCTGCGGATGCGGTGATGATGTCTGCACCGTCTGCAAAGGTTACGTCTGCTGCGAAGTTTACAGCACCATCAATATCTACTACATCAAGATTAGTGGTGCCATCTACGTCTATGTCGCCTGAGATGTCTAGGCTGGCAAAAACGGAAGTGCCTGTCGCAGTCACAGTACCGTTTACATCTAAATTGCCGCTTGAGTTTAATGTTAGATTTGTAGTCCCGTCATTTTTAACGACGAAGTTACTACTTGCCCTAACATTAGTTGGGTCTATATCAATAATAAAGTCAGTAGAATTAATCCCAAGAATTGCTTCGTCAGTTGTTCCGTTAACGTCAAACTTTAAAAAATCAGAGCCAGCAGACTGTGTTATTGTCATTGCCCCAGTAAAGTTAGCGCCTGAAAGTGCTGCCTTAGCATCTAACTGGGTCTGTATGGCTGACGTAACGCCATCGACGTAATTAAGTTCTGCCGTAGTCGCTGTAACGCCATCTAATATATTAAGTTCTGCTGCCGTAGAAGTAACCGTTGTGCCGTTAATAGATAGTGCATCAGTTTCCAACGTACCGTCAATGTCGGCATTGCCTGATATGTCCAGTGAACCTGCATCTAACTCTCCAGTAAGTGTAATGTTTCTAAAGCTTGCTACGTCTTTGTTAGAGTCCACTGTTACAACTTTATCAGCTACTACAGTTCCTGTGGACTGTCCAGTATCACTATAATTAAGCTCTGTTGCTGTTGCTGTGACACCATCTAAGATGTTAAGCTCTGCTGCTGTACTGGTTACAGCTGTGCCATTAATAGATAGAGCATCTGTCTCTAACGTACCATCAATATCAGCATCTCCAGAAATGTCAAGAGATCCTGCATCTAGTTCCCCGGTTAGGGTGATGTTACGGAAGCTAGCTACATCTTTATTAGCATCTGCTGTAACTACTTTACTGGCTACTACTACACCTACGGCAGCACCAGTGTCAGTGTAATTAAGTTCTGTTGTAGTGGCTGTAACTCCGTCAAGAAGATTTATTTCTGTTGCAGTAGACGTTACACCGTCCATAATGTTTAGTTCAGCAGCCGTAGCCGTAATAGCAGTGCCGTTAAAGTTTATGGCATCTGCGTGAACTGTCCCATCAAAATAACCGTCTTTAAATTCTAGTGAAGACGTACCTAAGTCTATATCATTATCTGTAACAGGAACAATAGCACCGTCTTGTACACGTACTTGCTCAACCGCACTACTAGATACTTCTACAAAGAAACCTACTCTATTGTTTGTGCCATCTACTACAACCTTGTTAAGAAAGTCTAAGTCACCAATCTGAGGCACGTTACCGCCTTGTCCAGCAGTTCCATCATGCCTGTGACCTGTACTAGAAGCACTAGATGAAGAGTATGCAAAAGCATTTACTAGTTGGTTATATTCGTTATTAAATAAAGCTGCTGTAACAGTATCACCATCTGCAAAAGAACTTTGTCTTGTATAATTCTGAGCCATTTATTATCTCCTACCTGATGGCATATAATCTATATAAATACCGTTAACAGCGTATGATGCTTTTTGATCGTCGCTAAACACTCTAAAGCTGCAAGTATTTCCAGAGCCTTCTAAAGTAATCCTTTCCATTGGATCAGATGTTGCGCCAAATGTCATTGTGCCAAATGTTCCCGAACCAAATATTGCTGGTAACTGAATAGTAGTAACAGCAAAAGGTTCTGGTTGAGGTATTAAATTATCTTCGTAATCAAACCTAACTCTAAAACTTGGCTCAATAGAACCTTCTGGACTAAAAGAAACTCTTGCATATTTAAGAGTTTTACGTGTTCCTACATCTCCAAAGTCAAAGTCAGGTGTTTGATATATAGCATCTATGTTCGTTGCTGAACCTGCTTCAATAAATGAAGAACCAGTGTCATGGTTATAAATAAAACCATCTTTATCACCGTGAAATACTTTTTCTATACCATCTTTGTTTATATCAGAAACAAAACCTAATGCTTGGATACCTAGCGTTTCTGACCATGCAAAACCTTGAGAAGTAAAAGTTCCTATAATACCTTTAGCAGTAGAAGGGCTTTCTCCCTCTTTACTATAAAATAATCTGTACTGTGACTTACTACGAAGAACACCACTTGTAATTATAAAAGCTGAATCAGCGGCTATGTCAGAAACAATCTTTTGAATTTGCCTACTAACTGAGCTTAGCTCTACGTCACCAATACGTGCTGTACCTGCAATAGTACGCACACCATCAGGTGCAAGAAATAAAATATCACCACCTACTTCCTGTATACTGCCACCATTGACACAGCCTACGTTAGTTGTTATAGGCACAACAGCTACAGTAGAAGAGTTATTAATATTTACAAGCTTATGTATGCTATTTTTACAAAATATAATAAGGTCACTACGAAAACTAGCAAGACCTACAACAGCGTCTTCAATTACTATACTTCCTGATCCAGTGCTGCTGAAGCTATCAATGTCATTAGTCCCACTATAAAAAATAGTATTCTTTGCTGTAGAAGCTCCTGCTACCACTAAGTGCTTGTCATGTATCACACCAAAAGCAGGGCCTGTAGTACCACTAACTGTAATTTCTTTTGCAAAGAATGTACGAGAAGTCAAACCTCCTGTTCCTGTCATTTGAAATAGGAAGGGTTCATTTACTCCATCACATATTACAAGTTCACCGTAGTCAGAAGTACCTTCGTACAAAGCAAAAGTACAACGTCCTTGAGAAGTTCTTGAGGCTACTGAACGGCCTGTAAAGGTTGAGTAGTTATCCCCAGAAGCATCTACGCTTGCTCTATTAATCTGAAGCCAAGTTTCTTCACCGTCTACACTAAAAAATATATCTGTTCCTGAACAAACAACAATGCCATCTGCGTATACTGCCATGCCCAGTACAGCGTTACTAGAGTTAGGCCGAGTATCACCAAAGGCTGTAAAGCCGTTTATACGCCTGTAGCCACCGTCAGGGTCTACCTCAAAGTTTCTTAGGCGTGTAGCAAATCCCGGCTGAGAAAGCATTTCTAGCTGGTTTAGGTTGACGTTTAATCCACCTTTGCATGAGTAGCCCCATGGTTGAGACATTAGATATACCTCACACGATCATCTTTCATGTAACCGGGATCAGGAGACATCAGACGCAACTTCATAAGTTTTAAGCCACGCTTATAGTCTTCAAGGGCAAATGCAGCAGCCTGAGAGTTTTCTTTAAACTGATGCATAAAGTATCTAGCTCTTGCAATAAGAACAGTTCTG